CCGCACACCCCACCCCACGCATCGCTCTCATGGGGCGCAGGATCCCACCCACACCAAGCAGGGGGAAGGAAAAGCCGCACATCGGGGATCATCAGTAACAGGCGCGGGGCCTGACCAGAACAACAACGACACATGCGGGAGCCCCACCGCCATGCCAACCTCCAAAGCCGCGCAAGCCGCCATCAGCAACCGGCGCGCCAAGCTCATCGCCTACCGCCGCGAAGGCATCCGCTACGACGACCCCCGCATCACCGGCCCCGAATCCCCCACCTGCCTCGGCTACTCCAGCGTCCAAGGCGCCTCCAAAGACCTCATCCGCGCCCTCGAAGAAGCCCGCGACGCCGAGAAAGCCGAAGCGTCCGTGTACCGGCAGCAGGAAAACGAACGCCTCGACTCCCTCCTTGAAGCCGTCTGGGCCAAGGCCACCACGCCCAGCCCCGTCTTCGACAAGGACCGCGAGATCGTCGCCGAGGAGATCGACCTCAAGGCCGTTGACACCGTCCTCAAGCTCATGGACCGCCGGGCAAAGCTCAACGGCCTCGACACGCCCGTGCGCAGCGAGATCACCGGGGCCGACGGCGGGCCGCTCCAAATGGGTCGTGCCACCCAGGCCGAACTGGAAGCGCTCATTGGCCTCAGCCGTCCGCCCATAGACGTGCCAGAGGCAGGAGGTAGCATCGAGGACGCCGGCACGGATGAGTGACGACGACCTGCTCGCCCACTACCGCAGCCTGCCCGGGCATCAGCGCCTGGAGGTCATCCGAGCCGCTTCCGATGACCTCCGCGCCCGGCTCAGCCACGTGGAACACCAGATCGCCATGGACCGGTCTCCCGGTTCCCTTGCCGCAGTCCTCACCCTCGGCAGGGAGATGCAAGCACCCCACCTGGACATCATCGACCGCATCTACCAGCGCATCGACGCAGGCGAACGTCTACGAGTCATGGTGACCATGCCCCCGCGGGCTGGGAAGTCCCGAAGGACTAGCCGCTGGGGCCCCGTCTGGTACCTCCGCCGCCAGCCCGAGCACCGCTTCATGCTCGCCTCCTACGCCGCGCACCTCGCAGACGACCACGGACGTTGGGTACGCAACACCATCACCGAACACGCCCCCACCCTCGGCATCAACCTCAAATACGGATCGCAAGCCGCCAACCGCTTCGACATCGACCGCCACGAAGGCGGCATGGTCACAGCCGGTGTCGGCGGCGCCCTGACAGGCCGCGGCGCGCACGTCGCAGCCGTCGATGACCCATTCAAAGGATCCGAGGACGCAAGTTCCCCCACCCAACGCGACCGCGTCTGGGACTGGTGGCAGTCCGTCCTCCTCACCCGACTGGAGCCCCAAGGCTCCGTCCTCCTGGTGAACACGCGCTGGGACGAAGACGACCTGTCCGGACGGCTCCTCAAGGAAGAACCCGAAGACTGGATCGTCATCGACCTGCCCGCCCTCGCCCTGTCAGCGGACGACCCCCTGGGGCGCCAGCCCGGCGAAGCCCTGTGGCCCGAACGATTCAACGCCGAGGACTACGCCCGCATCCGCAAGTCCGTCGGTGAACGCGTCTGGTGGTCCCTCTACCAGCAGAAGCCGCGCCCCATGTCAGGTGGCGTGTGGAACCAGGCGTGGATCGACGGCAACCGGATCTCCACCGCGGCACTCCGCGGGATCGACCTCGACCGCATCGTGGTCGCTGTGGACCCCGCCGGCGGCAAGTCCAATGCGAATGACGAAGTTGGCATTGTTGCGGCTGGGTCTGCAGTGGTGGAGGCGCTTGGCGCCCACCACTCCTATCCGGAGCTGCGTGACGAGTTCTACGTCCTCGACGACAAGTCTGCATCCCTCGGCGCCGACGAGTGGGGCATCGTTGCCTGTCAGCTCGCCATCGACTGGCAGGCAGACGCCATCGTCGTCGAGTCGAACTACGGCGGTGACATGACCGCCCAGGTCATCAGACAGGCCTGGCAGGAGCTCACCCGTAAGGGCATAACGAAACGTATGCTGATGCCCCGCCTCATCCCCGTGAACGCCAAACAGGGTAAGAGGCTCCGCGCCGAACCCATCGCCCAGCTGTACGGGCAGGGTCGCGTCCACCACGTCGGCCAGTTCACGAAGCTCGAAGGCCAGATGGTCACGTGGATGCCCGGCATGGACTCCCCGGACCGTATGGACTCCGCCGTCCACGCCCTCACCGAACTCGCCGAAATTGACGGTCTCGAGACCACGATGGACACCTACGAGCGAGGAGATCCGCCCGGCCGCCGCTGACCGGGGGCAACGATCCCGGCCCCGCGCCCTACCCTGATCACAAGGCGCGGGGCCTGATCACGTTCAGAAGGGGCGACTGGTGGGCCTTGCCCGATTCATCGTCGACCGGTGGGGCGCGCTGAACTACAAGAGCGCCTTCGCTGACCCGGCGTACAAGCAGCCCAGCCGCGAAGTCTTCCCTCACGCGCGGCGCTCCTGGGTCCCGGAGGAAGACTGGCGGCGACTCGCCTCCTACACCATGTTCGCCGCCTACGCGCACAACCAGGCGTGGGAGATCGCGTCCATTCAGGACCACACCGACGCCTCCGCCCGCCGCGAGTTCGGTGACCCGGCGATGCTCGTCGCCTCCATCACCTCGCACATGCTCGGCCGGCAGCAGACCATCACCGTCCCCGGGGCCGAAGACGCCGAACCCTCCGACGGGACAACGGCCACCCCCGAAGCAGTGCACGCCGCGGACGTCCAGGAGAAACTCCGCGCCTGGGCCAAGGCCGAACAGTTCACGCTCCGCCTCCAGCAAGCCGAACGTAAAGCCGTCCGCGAGGGCGACACCGTCTACCTCCTCGGCCTCGACGCCGCGAAGGGCCGGCCCCGCCTGTCCGTCATCGACCCGGGCTTCTACTTCCCCGACCTCCCCGACAACGCCGGCGACAGCGCGGACTACCCCGACCGCATCCACTTCGCCTGGGAGACCGACGCCGACCCCCTCACCGGCACCAAAGCGAAGCTGCGCCGCCTCACCTACGAGCTCGGACCCATCGGCACCCGTACCGTGTCCGACAGCAACGGCCCCCGCCCCGTCCGCGTCCCCGCATACGACATGGACGGCATCACCCCGCTCATGACCGGCGGCGACGTGTACAACCCCGAGGCGGAAACGATCAGCCGCCTCTACCCGTGGAACGACGAACCGTCCACCATCACCTGCTACCTCACCGACGCAGAGTGGGACCTCGACGACATCAAGGCCGACCAGGACGTCCACACCCTCGACTACCGGTTTGCCACGTTCCTCACCCGCAGCGACGGTGAGGTCCTCGACCACCTGGACCTGCAGCTCGACTTCATCCCCGCCATCCACGTCCCCAACACCATCCCGGAGGACGGGCACTGGGGAGAGTCGTCCCTGTCCCCGCTCCTGCAGCTCTTCGACGAGCTGCAGGGCACCGACACGGACTCCTCCCAGGCCTCCGCAACGACCGGGGCCCCGATCCTCGGCATCGTGAACCCGGACACCAAGGGCGCCAGCCGCCGCGGAGAGCAGAAGAAGATCCGCGTACAACCCGGCATGGTCGTCGAAATGGCCCAGGGTGGGAACATCTTCGCCGTCGACACGTCCCCCCAGCTTGCCGAGCTCCGCAACAAGACCGAAGAACTCCAGACCCGCCTGTCACTGAACTCCCGCATGCCCGCGGTCGCCCTCGGCAGCATCGACCCCACGAAGGCCCCCTCCGGGTTCGCGATCGACCTGTCCTACGGACCCATGGAACCCCTCCTGGACTCCATGCACCTGCCGCGCGACGGGAAGTACAGCCTCCTCTTCAAGATGGTCCAGCGCCTCTACAAGGCGTTTCAGCACCCCGACTGGACCGGGCCCGTCGTCGACGTCCAGCTCATGTGGGGCACCTACAAGCCCACCGACAAGGCCGCAGTCCTCGAACAGGTCAGCACCGGCGTCCGCGACGGCGTCATGTCCCTCGAAACCGGCGTCCGTCTCCTCGTCGAGGCCGGCTACCCCATCGACGACATCGGCGAAGAGATCACCCGGATTCAGTCCCGCCAGTTCGCCGCAGCCCGCGACCTTGCCGACGCCACCGGATCCACCGACGCCGTCGGCGACTACCTCGGGATCAACATCAACCCCGACCC